GTGGTTGTGGAAAATTCCAACCAATAAATGCACCGATTAGTAACCAGAAAAGTGTCTCTAACATGTTAGTCTCCTTTATCCTCTTGTTAGTTTTAAAATCTTTTGTATTTGATCTTCGACCAATTTTTTTCTATTTGGCCAATATATGTATTCTTTATCCGCGGTCTGTAACAACTTAGTGAAAAAAGGTAATACTAATTTTTCTACCTGTTGAAGTCTTGCTTGAAATTCTTCGGCAGTATCAGCCTTCTCATTTATGACCGCATTATATTCTTCTTCAGATACGGCAGAAAAACCAAAGTCATCATCACCATACTCTTGCAGTATTTTATTTAAATCATAAGCCATTATTTACTCCAATTCTTTGCGGCATTAAAGTTTTGTTGCGAAAATTCCATTCTATCGATAAGTTTCAATGCACCACCACTTAATCTATCTACTGCAACAAAACCTTCTGGACCAGTAACTTTGAAACCATCTTCAGTATTTACAAAAGTACTTACTGAAGATTTTATAGATTCTAATTTTCTGACTATCATTATCTTGGCGTCTACAATTAAGTTCATTAAGTCAAAAATTGCCGCAAGTTGAGATGCACTACTTCTGTAAAATCTAATCAGTTCAGATTTTTCTGCGATTCTTTTTTTCCTCGTATCTTCTTTCTTTGCAGCAAGAATTTCTTTATTCAACCTATCTTCTACCCAACGAATCAATTCTGTAACATGTGTTCGAGTGTTAGTTATTTTTTGACCTGCTCTGACTTTCGTATTATTAAATGTTTTAATTTGTGTATTTAAAATATCTGAAGAAGATATTCTATTTAGAACTAGAGGATTGATTGTTTGAAATACTCTGCCTGCTTGAGATAGAACATTCGTAATTAACTTAGTTTCTGTTTCAGTAAATGTTGCAGTACCAGAGGCATCAACAAATGAAGCATCTCTAAACCAAACATCTTTAGTTTGTTTTAAATTACCAATATCAATATTAAAAGAGGCCTTCAATGTATCCATGGTTCTACCAGAATACGATGTATGAAACACGATACCCATTTGAGCTGCCATCATTTTTGAAGCCATAACAGAATCAGTAGGCACAGCATAAACAATTGTATTAGGCTGAAATGTAATATATGATTCGCCGTCTATACTTTGTTTTTGTATATCACCTTTAGTGAATAACATGTCACCTTGTAATATACCTTTAATTTCTAACTTTGAAAGAAAAGCAAGTGCTGTTTTTAATTTTTCATTTAGTCCTCCACCAGGATGATTCTTATCAATATCATCATCAGTATAATTTAATTTACCTTCTTTATTAAAAACTGATTTTGTGCCGACGAAAAACTTTCCATTTTCTGGATTAGTACCACAAATTACAGCAGGAGCACCATCCCATTTTGTAGTAACATTCACTTTGGATTGAGAATGACCTGCTAACATATCACGCAATGCACGGAGAAAATCAATTGACTCTCTTGCACCTTTTATGCCTCTGTTTAATACATTATCTTCTAAATGTTCTAAGTGAAGGTTAGCTCCTTCTTTCTTAGATTCGGTTAAATATTCTGAGAATTTCATTAGCTATACTTTATAAAAATACTACTGTTCTTAGTTGCTGATGATCCATATTCAAACAACCATTTAACAACTTCATTTTCTTTTTTTTCGTTTATAATGGTATAAACATAATGTATGCCTAAAAATTTTGACATCCACCAAGTCTTATCTTTCTTTTGACAAATCATAGCTTCAGTCATTAAATCTTTTACTGATTTTTTACTTTTACTTAATTCTTTAAACATTGTAGCAAATTCTTTTAGAATCTTATCATTAGGTTTTTCAATATGAGTACCGAAAGACGAAGGTATCATTAGTTTAGTTCTTGGTATCCCAGATTCTAATGCAGCAGTCATTACAATGCCACCACCAATTTTTCCACCTGCTGCTGTTTTACCTTTAATTTCTCCTTGCCAAGAACTTGTAACCGGACGACTTGAGAAATTTCTAAGTTGTATTTCACCTTCTTTACCTTCTGATTTATATTTCAGATATATGTCTTTTGAACTAAACATATCATCACTAATTTTGTACCCATTCCATTCTGCGATGAGAGGTTTACCATCATTAAATATTTTAGAATGTGCATCACCTTTTGGTACCAACTTCAAAGAAATTCCAATTAGATTCTTATGTGCAAATTCATCATAGATATATCGATTATAGTCTCTAAGTGTTGACCAGTCTTTTTCAAATTTAAATCCTTTTTTTGCCATCCAAATGTCAGCAGGATTCCATTTATCATCTCCAGATAAACCACTTTCTTTTCTAAATTTTCCGAACTCTTTATAAATGTCGCCGACTAATTTTCCACCACGGTAAAACATATATTTACCTTGAGGTTTGACATCTTTAAAAATTTCATTGGCTGTAGTTATGACACTGTGATACCAATTTGCATTTAAACCTTTTAAACATTTATCCAATGGTCTATCACACTCAGCATCACCAATTGTTTTATTAGTTATTTCTGTAACATCGGTTAGTGGTTTACCAATGAATTGTCTCGTAGCACATGCATAAGCTTGTAAACTCTCCGCGAGAGCTGTAATCTCTGCACCTGCACCTGAAATTCCATCAGCCATCTAATACTCCTAGTAGTTTTAGGAGTATTTATCCTAACACGGTTACCGAATGATGTCAATCTCTTTTTCGCCTGTCCAGACCTCTATTTCAGTTCTGAGTCTGTTTTCTGTCTTTAGTGTTTCATAACGATTAACAGCTTTCTTTCTCCACCACTCAATTACATTCTCCAGATGAAACTTCTCATAGTTTTCACCAGCAACCAGTTTAGTTGTTTTTCCATTAACATAATCAACCATATTACTGAAGCCATAATCTGAAACATAATATCGTTTCTGTTCATTCAGATTCTTTGCATTTTCAATCGTTCGTTTAAACTTATCACCTTCTGGTGTTCCTCTTAGAGAAACGTTAATGAGTGATACCATGGCGTTTGATATTTTCAACTTTCGACTTGATGCACCTTCTGGTGCCAGTGGTTCACCAATAATATTTTCGATATACTCTTTCAGGTTAGTATATGTCTCACCATGTAACATCGGAAGAAAATCACTATCTGTTAAACCTTTATGACGAATGAGTGGTTTCATACCATCATATTGAGAGACTGCTTTTGTAGAGCCATACAAACTTGTTGTTTCAAATAAACAAGTTGTCATATTATATTTCTTGTCCAACATTTCACGAACTTCATGTGTTGTACATATCGCAGCCATCAACTTACCACCAAGATAATTATAACCAAATGGCTGTGCTGGCACAATTACAAAACCCATAATAGCACAACGATTAAACATCTGTGCGCCACCATCAATTTGTGTGAACACTTGACCCAACATTTCATTTCTCGGTTTACAGTTAATCACTGGTGAACCAAGGCGAATGAAACCAACCCACTTATTTGTTTTCTTTTCCAACACAGCAAGTCTCAAACAACGGCCAGGTATACTAGTCATATTTGAATGAGAAGAAATCATATTCAAATAAATGTCCCACCTTTCTTGTGGCAATTCCATCACTTCGAATTCCATATCAGCAGGAGACATATTGAAGTCTGTAAACAAATCTTCTTCAGGTCCCATACCAGGCAAAACAAATGGCCTTTCGGCCATTGAATTTAATTTCTGTTCTCGCATGTACTCATCAATTCTGGAAAACCGATCAAAGTAGTCCGAGAAAACACTCGCACAATAAACAGCTTGTTCTTTAGTTAGATTCATTTTTAATTTATCAAATGTTGTGACAATACCATCAAACTTAACCAAGACCACATGGTATTAAAGGCAACTAATGTTGGTAGTAATTTTTTGTTGCTAGCCCAAATCAAAGTTAAACTTGTAAGTAATGTGAAAAAATAAAGCCACCATATTTGAATGCCAAATATGAGTCCTGGAATAATAATGATTGCTTTTGTAAACCAACTGGCGAATTCTACAATATTGTAGTTTGTCCAATATTCTTTCGTAAGCCACATTCTATAACAGTCTTTTATATTTTTAAATCCTGCATGATGATAAACTATTGCAACTAGAACGATAGTTGTTGAACAAGCAAAAAGTATTTGGTCGAGCGACATTATTTTCATACTTTTAAACCACCGAAATTTTTATTAAATTTACTTTCACGATTACCAAATGTGTTTAATGGAGGACTATCATCAGGTTGTCCGGAATCAGCAAGACCACTTTGTGCATCAGGTTCAGCATCATACAATTTCATTTTCGATCTATCAATACCAATAACAAATCGTTTAAATGAATTCGGATCACCATAACGATTCTTCAATTGCTTCACCATAATTTGATTTAATTGTTCTAGTTCTTCTGTACTGATAAGTGCAAACATAAAGTCAGCAGTAGCAGGCAGACCAAAAGACTCTGAAGTATCTTCAAGACCAGGATCGGTGTTTGTAAAACCAGAACGAGTTGTTTGTGTCGCAGAAACAATTGGCACAGCAAACTCAACAGCAAGACCTCTTAGTTCTTCAGCAATCGCTTTGATATAAGAATAACTGTTTACATTTGCACCAGGTTTAATTCTGGATGATGCACAAATATTCAGATAATCAATAAAGACAATATCTGGTTTAAAACTCTTTTTCAAATGAAGTTCATTCAACAAGGCTCTGAAGTGCAACGATGATGCAGCTGCCGTTGGATATTCTTTGATAATTAATTTACCATTGAGTTTGGTTTTTAGATGATTAAACTTTCTTTCATAATCATCCTTCGTCATTGTCTTTAGTTCATCCATACTGACATTCAAAAGATTCGCATCAATACGTTCAGCAATCTTTTCTTCAGCCATTTCAAGTGTAATGTACAATACATTTTTACCTTGAGATAAACAAGAAGCCGCAACGTGACACATAAACAAAGATTTACCAACACCAGTACCAGCAAGTGCAATGTTAAGAGTTTTGATTGGAAGACCACCTTTAGTGATCTTGTTGAACAGGTCTAGATCAAATGGTAACTTTGTCTCTTGTTTATGATAGAAATCAAATCGAGCATCAGAATCATTTACATAATCGTGACCAATATGATTATCAAAAGAAACTGCCAATGCATCACTTAGAAGTTTTGGTATCTCACCTTTTGATTTGTTATCTTCACCATTTTTATCAAGAATAGAAACAGAGTTCATGATTGCATTATAGATGGCTTTATCTTGACAAAACTTTTCAGTCTGATCAATCAACCAATCCATTTCCGACTTTTCATTCTTATCACTATTCAACTCACGAAGCAAATCAACACAACCATTCACTTCAACTTGTGTGAGTTTTTTTGATTCGGTAAAATCAATTAAAAGAGATTCATATGTTGGAAGATTTTTGTATTCTTCAACATACGTTTTTATTTCTCTGAAAAATTTGCGTTGATTATTTTCGGAGAAATATTCATCTTTAATGAACGGCAATACTTTTCTTGTATAGTCCTCATTGAAAATCAAGTTCTTCAGAATGACGTTTTCTAGTTGTTTCAAGTTTTTTTGCCTCAATTAAAAGATAGTCTTGGAGTATATCACCTATTATTATAACAAATTCTTGATTGTCTGTCAAGTGTTCTTCGGTAAAATTTGCGAATTCAATCACATGGTAATTGAATTTTAACCTCGCAAAACCCTCATCTTCAAAGAATTGGGTTTGCGAGTAGGTGACAGTTACATTTTGATATTTACCACTGAGTATGGTAAAATAGGTGTTTTCATCTCGGTAATCTACCGAGTACTCAGGCCGCTTCGTCTGATTGGAATTCAGGAGATTCGTTATCATCTCCCAAAATGCTGCTATAAGTGATTTCATATCTCTTTCTCACATATTCTTTAAAGGATTCATTCGTAAGAATATCAGACCAAAATTCTCTTGTCTGTGTATCTGCAAATCGAACTTTGTCCATTATTTCACCAGTTTCTCGGTCAACTTTTGCATACCAACCATTTGAAGGTTTAGCAACAAAATTTCCTTCAAGTGCAATGTCAAGTAGACCAGAATATTTTTGAATACCACCATCGAAAGAAACAGTAATTGGAATCTTAGATTTTTCACGAACATATCTGGACTTTTCAATGTTGATGATAAAGTTATATCCAGTAATTTCTGTTCCGGTTTTTTCTTGCTGGCGACCAAGAATCCAAATTGTATCGGCTGAGTAGTAAGAACCTGTACCACCACCAACAATGTCTTTCGGGAACATACCAATTTCTTTGTATGTATGATTGACAACAACCATAGGGATATCTTTGATTGTTAAATGTGGTGTTATCATTCTAAACAAAGATTTCATTTGTTTAGCTCTAGTCATATCAGCAACAGATTTGCCTTCTAAAGAATCTTCAATTTCTTTTTTAGATGCCAAGTTGCCGATAGAGTCAAGAATAATAATGACTCTATCACCCTTAGTAATACTTTGCAATTGATTCATAATATCATGTTTCAATTCTTCAACGTCAGTGATAGGTGTGTGTAGAACTCTGTCTGTGTCAATGTTGAAGGTTTCAAAATATTTTTGTGGTGTACCGAATTCAGAGTCGTAAAAAAGTACAACAGCATCTTCATATTTTTTCATATAAGCTGATGCCATTAATAATGCAAATGCTGTCTTAAAGTGTTTCGATGGTCCAGCAAACATCGTAAGACCTGGTGTTAGTCCACCATCAAGTGAACCCGAAAGTGCCACATTAATCATTGGCACTTCAGTGCGAATCATATCTTTTTCTGTAAAAAACTCAGACTTCGCAAGAATGGAAGTCTCTTTTATCGTTGAACTTTTCTTCAATTTTTCCAATAAACTCATGGCATTTCTCCAATATTAACAATCTTTGATTTAGGTATTACTTCATTATCATCTTTAGTAAACAATTCTACACTAGGTGCTGTCGAATTGTCAATCTTTTTCTTTTTAATTGCCTTTTTGCTTTCAGTAGGAGTTTCTTTATTCTCTTTTAATTTTCTATACGTTTGATTTGAAGCTACCAAAAGAAGAATTGCAAGAGGATCAAAAACAACAATAATGATCATTATAACTGCACGTACAGCTTTATCTATGAAATTTGGATCATCTTTTGTGTATAAAGCCTCGGCAATATACTTGATGGGACCAATTTCTGCCGCTAACTTATTTTCTTCTGAAAGTAAAGGCAATTTCTTTTCGTTGATTTCTTTTAATTCTTGTTGAGCTTCCTGTATTTGTTTATCAATTTTTCTTGATGCTGTTGCAGGATCACCAGCTCTTTTAAGTAAGTAATCAAGCCGTTCTTTAACAATGTTTTCTTGTTGTTGTAATGTTTTCAGTTGAACTGTATTCGCACCTAAAACAACATTCGTTTCCAAATGTGCCTTCGATAGGTAACCAAAAATGCCCATCGAGGTGATCAACATCAACAATAAAACTGCAACAAAAAAATAATAACGCATTAAACGTATAGTTTCGTTCCAGTTATTATACAACCAAGAAACAGTTACTAATTTTGCCAATTCTAAAGTTGACCCCATGATGACGATAGGCCAAAACGAACCTGGAAATATTTGAGCCAATCCTATTACAGAATAATAGGCAGCAACACCAGATAAGGCTATTGCTGTTAGAAATGGAAAAATTACTTGTAACATTATCCAAAGAAACTTTCTATAGAATTTTGTTTTTCGACTTGCCAACTCAAACAATCTAAAATAACTTTGACGGGTTCGACAAACGCTTTATTAAACTGTGTTTCATAATCAATATAGTCATCCAAATTAAATTCTTTTGGTAATCTACCAGGATAAGAAATCACATCTTCTTTAAAATGATTTGGCACTTTTAGATAGGTAAATTTGAGTTTCTCACCTTCTTGTATCAAAGGATACTTTTTAACCAAATCATATTGTTTCAGATAGTGATTGTAAAGAATTGCACCACGAACATGAATAGGTGTACCTTTCTTATACATCATAACAGAATCGGAGTATTCAGTCAAGCCATTCAAACCTCTAGGAAAAGAAATATCTTCAGGTGGTAACTTTTTGAATTGTTCTCTGAAGTTTAAAATAAACTCCTGAACATCTGTTTCTGTTCCCTTCATCATCAACTGAATAACTTCTTTCATCTTCTCACGAATCGCAGCAGGCGTAGATGATTTGACCATCTCAAGACCCATCACTTTGATTTGTGGTTCTTTATATTGAACACCTTCGTTGTTGTACACATTCAGAATGTATCGTTTCTTTGCGGTCCAGATTCCTTTGTCAGAAAGTCCTTCACGTTTCATTTGCATTTTTTGGGAGTACGCATGAACATACGCAGCAAGGTCTTGATAGCTCTTATCAATAAAAGGTTGTATTTTCTGTTCGCAGACTTTATCCATGAAGGAGATGATTGCATTAGGATCCGATTTATCTTTATACACCGTATTAACAAGCTCACCAAGGCGGAGATAAATCGAATCTGTATCTGAGGCGATAACGTAATCTTCATTGTTCGTTTTTAATAATTTATTCAAGTAACCATTTAATGCTTTTTCAATCCAACGAATACTTAGTTGACCAGCCGTGGTGACACCCAAGGCCATACGCAAATCATAAAACCGAAAATATTGAGAACCCAAAGCACCATAAGCACTATTGAGTGATACCTTTTTAGCTAACTGTAGATTATCGTATCTAGCAACAAGGTTTTTAATTTCACGTTTCTTAGATTCATCAGTTTCATTTTCATAATCTTGTTTTGATTTCAACATCAACTTTTTAAATTTCTTTCGATCTTCATACATTTCTTCCAACATCTTAGGAAGAAAACCTTGTATGTCAGTTCTAAAAAATTGTCCGTTAGGAGTTAAAGTAACATCGCTCAATTTACTAGTATCTATGTCACCATTAATTAAACGATCAACTGTCACAACTTGTCCTAAAACACCACGCATTTCATCTGTGTATTCTTCAGGATCAATCAATGTTTCAGGTGAAATGTTATACTGCATCATCAAATGCGGATACAGAGAATTCAAATCGAATGATGCGACCCAATCATGTGCGCCAACTTGTGGTTCTTTTACATATGCACCTTCAAAAGCTTCAGTTTTATTTTTTATAATTTTTGGTGGTACAATAATATTTTTCTCAAACAAGTAAGAATAGATTAGAGAATCCCACATTCTTGTTTGTGCAAAGATATCTTCATAGTTTGTTTTTGTGTCATATGCCAAAGTCAAACCAAGTTCAATCAATTTCAATTTGTTTTCAAGTTCAATGACAAGTTCAACGTCAACAATGTTATACTCAATAAACTTTTGGAAGTTTAAACGATAAAGTTGGTGAAGATTATCATACTCCGAATAATCAATCTTCTTCTTACCAAGTTCTACGTGAGCAATATTATCAAGGCGATATGATTCTTGTGATTTTCCACCAGGCGCATACCACTTGTATAGTTCAATGTAGTCGAGTACAGCTATACCTGTTAGATCGTAAGAGGTCACATTTTTACCACGAATAACTTTCTCACGAGCATAAACATTATTCCAAGGTGAGAGTTTTCGAGTATTATCTTCACCTAGAATACGATTGAAACGATTCACCAAATAAGGAATATCAAAGAACTTAATGTTCCAACCGGAGACAACATCGGGAGAATCTTTTTCCCAATCAGTTAGAAATGTTTTACACAATGTATATTCATCACGGCATTTAATGTAAGTTACATTTTTACCTTTATTTGTTTCATCTTTTTCTTTATCATACTCACCGCAACCATAAACAACCATGTCACCATTCAAACTACGAATAGCGATAGCAGTAATTGGTTCAGTAGCTTTATATGGATCTGGAAAACCATTTTCTGATCCGACCTCAATATCGATAATACTTATTTTGAGTTCATCGATATTCCAGTCAATCATTCCTGGTTGTGTTTCAGCAATGAAGGCATATTCAAAACTAGAGTTACCAAATATTTTAAAGTTTTGTACATCTTCATATTTTTTGGCGAAATCTCGAGCTGAACGCATATTCTCAAACTTTTTAGGTTCGAGATTATCTCCAGAGAGCGTTTTCCATTCTGTGTTTTTATTGACGGGCAAAAACAAAGTCGGAGCGTATTCGATTTTCATCTTAACTCTCCGACCGTTCTTTACACCTCGAAACAGAATATTACTTCCGTATGTTGATACGTTGGTGTAGTATTGTTTCATTTAAGAAATGCTAGATGCGATTTGAATACCCGATCCAAAAATTCTGTTATATTGATTTTCAAGGTCAACAATTGGACTATTGATAGTAAGAATATCACTATTTTTTATTACAATTCCAGTTTTAAATTCTTCACTATACTCTAAGAAAGGAGAGAAAGCAATACCACCTTCTTGATTGGAAGCTGATGGAGGAATAGAAACCACTTGCACAGGTTCTTTTATAATAACACCGATATCACCCTCATCTAAAACTTTTGCTAACACCGTGTGATTTGTTTTGAATGTAATTAATTTTATTGTCATTATACTTTGATCTCCATTTTAGAATCATATACATCAAGCGTCAGCCAACGCTTGGGAAAGAGCATCTCTCTACCCACAAAGTCTTTCATATCATAGGTTGGATCATCAACCAAGCCAATGAGCTCAACCTTATCATCATAATCCCGATAAAAGAGATCATACTTATAAGCCTTAGGAAGTTTTGTGTTATCACTCAACAGTTTTTTGATTACTTCGTTTAGCATTTATTGCTCCTCACTTATTAATAAATTTAGTAAAATCTGGTGGTTGCCAACCTTCGGGTTTCAATATCTTACCATCTTCTCTTTTTAAAATCTTCTGAGTTTTCCTATCAATCTTTCTTAGATTACTTAAGGCACCCTCATCCCAGATTCTTTCACAACTCCAACCTCTAGATAACATATAACCAACGATGACCCATATTGTATCAAAACATGCGTCAATTGTCAAGACATCATCGGTTAATTGCCTAGCATCTAATAGTTCTTGGTATTCTTCTCTAATCAAATTCAAGTACAACTCTGCCTGTTCGTTATTATCTTTACCAACAGTTTGTTCTCCAGCCAGCATAAACGTTGCCACATCCGTGAATACTTTAGTCATAGTATTTTCCTCATTTCAGATTCATAAGTTCTTTGCCTCAATTCAGAAGAACTAAATCTATGTGTCCTTGAATTATAATATGTTTTTATTCCTCTTACATCACATATATCTTTTCCTGTTAAATGTTTATCTTTATATTCTTCACCACAAATTCTGATAGTGATAGGAAGAAACATTAACAAATCTTCTAAATCTTTTTCCGTTTCATACACAATAATCTCATCAACAAATTCAACAGCAGATAATTGGACAAACCTTTCTACGATACTTTGAACTGGTTTATTTTTTGTTCCTGGTCTATCAACGGTTGGATCAGTTTGTAATCCTACAATTAGATAATCACAAATTTGTTTACATTCTGCAAGCATCAATATATGACCTGCATGAAGAAGGTCGAAAGTAGAACAGGTAAAACCTACAGGTTTTCCTATCATATTATCGGGTAACACTAACATATTTTTCACCTTATTTTAATTCTGAAGAATATAGTCATCTGAAATTTTCATCACCTTTATACCACACTTTTCTAAAAATTTTAAACCACTATCATCTCTGTACGCTTCTTTATAAAAGACTCTAATTATTCCAGATTGGTGTATAAGTTTAGCACAATGAATACACGGAGCATGAGTGACAAATAGATAAGAACCTTCTGTTGAATTTGTAGATTTGGCTACTTTAGAAATGGCATTTGATTCTGCATGAATAACTTCATCTTTTGTGATCAATTTATATCTTTTGCCACGATCTTCATATGGCCACTGTTGTTCTATTTCTTCAACATTTAATTTATCTACATTATCAACTGGCATGTATTCTTTTTTTTCACAGGCGTTTATCCAACCTGATGGCATGCCGTTGTAACCTATACCTATGATCGTATCTTCTTTGACAATAACAGCACCAACTTTCAATCGTTCAGCTGAAGATAACTGAGCATAAACTTCAGCCACTTTCATATGAGCCCGAATGAACTTTTGTTTCATTCTTCAGTCTCAGCCTGAACAATTTTAGTTTTGTGTTTTCTTTTTTCTCTAGGTGGTTCAACTGATCCTAAGATAATACCCTTTATCATTAGGTTTTTGAAGTCACTTCGCTTTTCTTTCGACATTGTAGCGAGTAAACGTTTTGTTTCTTTCGGTAAACGAAAGCTTTTATCTTTTTTCATCATATAGATTTTCTCCATAAATGGGGCCAAAGGCCCCATGTTTTAAGCTGCTTTTACTTCTTTTTTGTTTTCTTGAAGAAGTGTTGGCTCAAAGAACTTTAGTTCACTTCCAATTTCAATACGTTTTGGTTTCTTATGTTCTGGAATAACATTGATAAGACCAATACGTAAAATACCATCTTTGATTTCTGAACTATGTACTTCAACAGTATCAGCAATGGTAATATTTTTAGTGAATGAACGTGTAGCAATGCCACGATGTAGATATGTAGCTTGACCCATATCTTCATTCTGTTTCATTCCTACAATCTTTAATGAACCCTCTTGTCTTGTAATTTCAATTTCATCTTTCGAGAAACCAGCTACAGCTAGTTCAACGATATAACGACTATCATCAACTTTAATAATATTATGGTGTGGGAAAGTTGAAGGCTTTACTTCTTCACCCAACATTTTTTCCACATCACGTAGAAAATTTTCAAAACCAAGAGTTTGATGGAACAAAGGTCCAAAAGCAATACGTCCTACTGTCATATATTTCTCCTTAAATAAGCAAGTTAATAAAAACGTGACCCGTTAGGCATCACGACTCTTTGGCGACCACAAATGCTTGTCGATTCACCAAAAAAGTTCTTTGAGGATTTAATTTTTGAAAGACACGAATAAATTCATTGGTGCCCTCTCTAACAAAATCATCGTAATCTCTAGTATATACTTCTTCTTTAGTATATTTGTTTACTAAACGTGTAATCTTTTCTTTCATTTTTTATCACCATAATCTATATTATATAGTAACTCTTTAAAAAAGTCAAATGAATTTTAATCTTTTTCTTTTTTACCTATGTTATACTTAGGTATAAGTTCCCAATCATCTTTTTCTTTAAAAGAAATAATTTTAATTTGATGTATCGGAGCCAGATTATCTTCAATTACTTTTCTATTTAAAATCTTAACTAAACCCCATTCTTCAAGTAAATTGGCAATCGCATTACGTCTTTGTATATCATTCTCAGTAATGTTTGATGGTTTACCATCAAGTGCAAATAACTCTTTAAAATGTACGATATAGTACTTACCTTGTTTATGCAATATATGGCAAGATTGGTATAACACTTTTTCTTTTCTGGAAGAAACTCCAATTCTAGTTAGAGTTTCTCTCACTTTCAAAAAATCATCTTGTTCCTGCAACTGCACTTCTACGAATTTATTAATATCTACCATGTCATTTCCTCAATCCACCAGTTTCTATTTTTTGTTTTAGGAATTGAATTTGTTCTTTGCTCAGTAGACGTAAAACTTCTCTGGCTTTCGTGGATGAAAGGTTATAGACTTGTTGTATACATTCTATATCTTCACTTTTTTCAGATTTAGCCCACTTCGCAAAAGGCCTCTTTCTTGACCTTATGGTATTTAGTAAAAAATCATTCTGCATCTTTTTGTCGATGAAGTGTCTAGAATTCATCTCATTTGCAAACATTAAG